CTGGTTTGTTTCCGAATAAATAAGATTTGCCGCCAGCTTGAACTTCTTGATTAAAGTCTGCTTTTGGTTTCGGCGTTAATAGTGACATGACTCCTTGAATGGCAATTGATGCGCCAATCATTGCTACTGTACTTGCAATTCCAGCTAAAGAACCTCCTGCCGCGAAAGCGCTCATCCCACTAAGTCCAATTGCCGCAGCGCCTCCAGTAGCTACGACCAATACCGCTCCAAGCACTATCATTCCTATCGCCATCCCATTTTTACCCGCCCCCCAAACAATAGGAACTATATGAATTTCATTTGGAGCTTTTTGAATCTCTGCTTCTTTGGGATGCTGAACAACTTCATCGTCAATCACCATTCTATAGTGAACCCCCTTCATAGCCAATTTCTTTATTTCATCCAAAAATCCCTTTTTATTAGCATTGATTGCGAGCAAAGCCTCCTTAGCAGAATTTATATTAAATTTAAATTCTTCGCCAAATTTGTTTCGCAATTCTCCGTATAGATAAACATTAGTCATATTTTTTCTTTAATATCTCAACATATTCTTGTTTTACATGTGATTTTTTAGGCAGCAACAAATTAAATTTTTTAGTTTCTTTGCTATAAATAATGTAAGGAATGCAAGAGTTTTCGCAGTTGAATTGATCAAATGTTGATTCTTGTTCTGTTGAAGTTGGGTGAGTGTGATAAATCGCGGCAAGTTTACCGCTTCTGATGTGCCTTAGAATTTCCAACGGATGAATTTCAAATACATCATTCGCGTATACTGCTATATTTTTTGCAGGTTCTGTTTTTAAATCTCCGTTTTCAACAAAAACAAATCCGCAAACTTCCAGTTCAGAATTACTTGCGTGTTCAATTATTGATTGCATTATTGTGAAGAAACTGAATATTCCTCTACACCAGGAAATCCACCGAAAGGTAAATAATCACCAGATCCAAATCTTAATTTACATCCATTAAGGGTTTTAGAGCATTGGTCGCAAACCCAGTATTCTTTATTAAAAGAGGGATTTCTTGCTCCACTTGCCGTGTGCGTTTTGACGCAAACGTAAAACCTTAAAAGAGGAGTGTAGTTAGGAATTGCATTTATATCTCTTTTGGCAACTTTAACATTATGATTCTCAATATAAACAAACTCTCCAACTTTATAAACTCCAGCATTTGCTTTCCACAAGCCTCTATTTAATCCATCCAACAAAGCGTTGTTGCCGAGAGGGATAGAAGAGCTTAACGGGGAATTTGAATAAAATCTTTGACTAGAAGTTAAAGTATTTTGCTCTAAAGCATCATAGTAAAATCTTGATGCCGGTACAGCCTCCCAAGTTGAACTCCCAGTTATTGGAGGCGGCTTATAGTATAAAGTTACGCCTTGTCCTCCAGTGTACTCATGATGTCTGATCAAAATTCTATGATACCCTGCGGACAACGAAAGAGTAGAAGTTGTTGTTCCTGTCGGAGAACCTGCTTGACCCCTGCCACCATAAAAGTATGCAATTCTGTTTCCATCTATAAATAAGTCCGCGCTATCGTCAGGATCAAGTCCAAATTCATAAACACCAGCTTCATTTGCATTTACTTTAAAATATCCTATAAATTCATGAGCAATATTTTCTGCATTTTCTACTGTTGTATTTGAAAGAACTATTTCAGAATTAAATGTAGAATTTGCAATTTTTGTCGTCATTGTACTAAGATCACTAGGATATCCCGCAGCTGTTCCTGTATAATATCTTCTTAGAAGCCCCGCTTTAAAATCAACAGCTTTTCTTAAACGCATGTCATTCTCGTCAGCAACTGGTGGCCCCATGTATTTGCAGCCATTACCGCGATAATGGAAGCCGCAATACCTTGCAATTACAGATCTTTTAGGAAATGTTACATCTTCGATTTCTAACGGAGAAGCTAATTCAAATTCAACGACTGCACGATTTTCAGTAGCTCTTCTGAGAATATAAAATACTTGGTCTTCCAATCCAGCAGTAGCATCAGCAGAACCATAAGGATTTTTGTTATCGGAAAAATTTTGATTATCTAAAAACTTGGCAAAAGTTCTTTTTCTTACCACTTTTGCACCAACTAAATTATTGTAGCGTCGAATTAAATTAGAAACGAAAAAATCTTGATTTGAAACTGTCAGCTTGGGTCTAGGTAATGAACCATCACCTTTACTTTCGAAACCAGAACTTTGAATTGGAAAAGGTAAATATTCTACTCCTTGCCAATAAATCGAACCATTTATGCCATTTGTTCCGCCATGAATGTATAATTTATCATCTGGAGTATTAATATAATCATAGTAAATAACAAAAAACTCTAACAACGCTGTTGGTTCCAGCGAGAAAAGCTCCGCATTAACTTTTTGATTAGAAGCCCTTGACATTTCCTTTTACCCCTTAATTATATTACACGCATATGGCAGGTAAAAACAAAATAAAAATTAACAGTTTCTCTATTGTTAAAATGGAGCAAACTCATGCTAATGAAGTACTAAGGCTTGCCGTAAAAACGCAATCCTCTTTTCGAATAAGCGAAACCGAATCGCCTTCTTTATTTTTGCAGGAAAATAAAAATTTAATTTTAGAAAACATTAAATATTCTTTTGTATATAAAGATAGCAAGGATAAAGTTTTTGGTGCTATTATAATACAACCTGAGACCAACATTTCAGCAGAAATTTTAGTTCTTATGGACCCAAACATCATTGCTGGACATGAGATGTACAACGAATTTAAAAAACTCATTTCATCTTTAAAATTTAAATCTATTTTTATTAAAGCCCTCAAGCGCAGAAAGAATTTTGAAAAATATTTAAATTTCTCTAAGTTTTTTGGTTTTAGCGAAGTTTTAAATGAAAATGAGCTTTTTGTCATTTTGGGCTTCAAAAAGTATTGACAGAACTCTTTAGAATGTGCTATCATTGGGGATGAAGTTCGAAAGGCTTGTGCAGCTTGCCAGAAATCTTATTATCTACGACGACATTGAATTACGGTGTCGGCACTTTGCTTTTGTCTTAAACAAGAACAAGATCGTTTCGATTGGGAAAAACTCCAAGAAATCTCATCCAATTAATCAAAAGTACGGATACTTTGACGGAAGCGGACTTCATGCAGAGGCTTGTGCAGTAATTAAATCTGGTAGAATTGACCATACCAAGCACACTTTAGTTACGTTTCGTATCGACAGGAATGACAAAATAGCAATGGGTAAACCTTGCAAATATTGTCAAAAATTGTTGAAAGATGTAGCTTTCAAAGAAATATTCTATTCAAATGAGCAAGGCGAATTCGAACGAGCAAAATAAATTAGATGATGGCTTTGGCAATGTCTGGCACAAATGCGAACTTGACGCTGATTGCGGCTTGCACATTGTAAGACCTGGTAAAACTCAATGCTGGTGCGATTCCGCAACTGCCTTTTTATACGAAGATAGTTTTGAGACTAAAGATATGGCGCGTAATGCTGGCTGGAGTGGCGAAGGTTGGTACTTCTGGGGCGAGGACGGTGCGTCGTGCTATGGGCCGTATAAGACTGAACTTGAAAGCAAACAAGACTATCTCAAATACTTAAACTCAATCTAATGAATATTTTGATTATCGAAGCTACCAGCAAGCGAAAACCTCTTGCAGAAGACTATAGTGACACATCGATTGTTCACTGCCGTAATAGTCTTATTTTAAAGAAGGCTTTGGGTGCAGACCTTCTTGACGGTGAATACTTCTTGCCAGAAGTCTTGAAAAAGCAGTACGATGTAATCATCTGCTGCTATGCTTCACCTTATATGCCTCATGTTCCTTATCGACAAGTTCTAGAAAAGAACCCAAAGGCACGTTACATTTGGTTGGTAAACGATCACGATGTTGAGGATAACCAGCTTTTGCGGTGGGGCATTCAGAACATGGGTCTGAGTTACGATATGATTTGTAACAATCCCAGACAAGGATACCGCCATTGGATCTTGAATAAGAACATTGCAAATAAGAAACTTAATAATTTTATTAATAACTGGCTTACTGTTAATTTAAATTCATTGATAATGGATGATGATAGAACGCCGGTTAATATGTCAAATAAAAGCGGCGTGATTTATTATGGAACTTACCGCAAATGGCGGGCAGAGTCATTTAAAAAATTTCTGACTGAAGGAGTCTATCTTTCAGCTTCAAATAAAAACTGGAAAAAATTCCAAGGGCTTGGTTGCAATTGCAATTATATCCCAAAACTTGAATGGCAAAAGAACAACGAAGACTTACGAAAGTATAAATATTCGATTTATATGGAAGACGAGCATACTCATAATAATTATGCTTTTCTTGCGAATCGATTCTATGAGTCTCTAATGTCTGATGTTGTCATGTTGTTTGATGCTGATTGTTCAAATACAATTAAAAAGTGCGGATATGTTATCCCAGAATCTTTGATTCTTGACGATAAAAAGCTCAAGAATGGAGTAGTTAATTACGCAGAATCTCTTGCTTTTCAAACAAATTTAATGTATCAACAAACTTTCTTCCCTCAAGCAATGGACGAAAAACTAACAGCTTTAAACCAAATAAAAGAATTCATCAAATGAAATTCCTAACACGTTTCGTAATTCCTAATTTGTCAGCGCAAAAGATCGGTATTGATTTAGTAGAAAACTATATCTGTGATATAAATAGCCACAAGCCTCCCCAAAATTTTGTTGTTATTTCATCCGAAGATATACAAAAGCCAATTTTGATGGAGGTGTCAGAGTTTGACTTTCTTGAAGATAGAATTGTATTTCGAGGCTGGTTAAATTATAATTATACTGGTGAATCTTATTTGTGCAAAGGCGCAGTTGAATTGAGGGTGATGCCATGATTTTCTATAAAACTCTTTGCGATCTTGAATTAATAGCAGATAATCCAAGTTTCGGCCTCAAGAGTCAAAAAGTTATTTTATACAAAGATCAGCCATTCTCTGTTATTCATAAGCAAAAAGATTTTTTTGATTCTGACATTGAATATTGGACAAATTCATTTGGATGGATTTTTAAAATAAACAGAAAAGATTTGGGCAATATAATTGAAAGCGACTTCCAATGAGAAAAAAATTTTTTTCCAAAAATAATAAAATAATAGATATTGACACATGGGATATTTTTGCATCAGCGTCTGAGTTGCATTCAAGATACGGTTGGGAAGGAGCGATGGCTTGGGGAAATTTAATTCATAATGATTTCAATAAATTTGGACCAGGAATTCAAAGTGGAGATATATTTTTGGATATTGGGGCAAACATTGGAATGTCTTCTATAAGAGCCGAGTCTTGTGGTGCTAGTACAATATATGCAATTGAACCCGATCCAGACATATTTGAAGTATTAGAGAAAAATAAATATCCAAATTGGATACTGGAAAATGTTGCAATTGGTGCAGAAGAAGGGGAAATGCAAATTTGCAAATGGCCTAATTATAAAGAATTCAGATCTGTAAAAAGTATTACTTTAGATCAATTTTTCAATAAACACAAAATTGAGAAAATAGATTACATGAAAGTTGATATAGAAGGTCATGAAAAAACTGCTTTCCAAAATGTGGAAAATAAAACTTGGAGTAAAATAAAAAAAATATTTTTTGAATTACACGGCTTCACTCAAGAAGAAAGGGTGAATTTTATTAAATTTACTCTATCGAAGGGATTTAAAAATTATCATATAAGGCTCTCAGGTAAACAGGATTTTTTCTGGACTTGGAAATAAATACATAAAATATAAATATTATCATGATGACTTTAAAAGAACAGGAAAAAAAAGTATGGTCTGAGCTTGAACTTATCAAATCAGATATTGAAAACATTGTTGGTTTTAAAATAAATAAAAGAAATTATAAAAAAGCAATCATTGAACTGACCAGACAGGCTGCTTCAGAAGAAGATTTAATTGGAAATTTGCCCACAGAAACTCAAGAAAAAATTCAAAACTTTTTTTATTCATGTCAGACATTCTTATCTGATGTTATTTGGATGGGCAATGAAGGCAGAAACCTTGAGGTAAACATATCTTATAAAGGGAATGTTCTTTCTCATTGGAAAATCCCAATTGATATTTTCTTTTCCAAGGAAGAGGCTTACGCAATATCTTCGATCACAATGATAAAGAGCTTTCATGATTCTTTGATTGGATTCTTGCTGTCTCCAAAGATGAGAGATGATATTGTTAATGGCGATCAAGATGCCATTAAACTACTTTATTCTTCCATGAATCGACCTTCGATGCCATCTTCTCTTTCTAATTTGATTATGATCAAAGATAATTTTCCAGATTTTTATAAACATATTACTACAAAACTCGACGTTATGACAGTCGAGGAAATGAAAAAATACATATCAAATAAATCAAAGGAATAAAATGATTTTTACGCATACCGGACTTCTTGGGGATTTTATCCAAACTTGGCCGATTGCTTCTTGGTATTATCAAAAGACAGGACGGAAAATAGATTTTGTAGTTACTGATGCAGACTGCTTCAAAGATATTGCTGAATTGACACTGAAACAGCCATTTACAAATAGTATAAGAAAAGCTCCTTTCAAAGTTAATGATTACGGATGTGGCGGTCAGCCTTACAAATTCAATCCAGCGGACTTTGGAATAAATGGAGAATATATTAATTTAGGTTATCCATGTTATCCTCAAATAGAACATGGCTGGATTCCATATTTAATAGCTTCTGAACATAATTTTGGAGTAGACGAAAATTTCATAATAAATATTCCAGTAAAAGAAGCGATCAATACTGACGTTTTAGTTTCTAAACCTTTTATTATAGAGCAGGATCAGAAATTACAATATGATGGATTAGGCAAAAGAGAGTGGGGCGTGTTTATGTTATCTTATTTCGTTCCCAGTTCAGTAAAAACAATCTCTGGCAAAA